GTTTCTTCATTAATTATAATAGGATTAAATCTTTGAAAATAACGTTCATTAGTAGGGCGATTATTCATTATTAATAGAAAACTAAATTTTTCGCCCCATGCTAATTTTAACACTTCATTTTGTTGTTCTTTAGTTAGATCACTCATTAATTCATCTTTAATACAATCCAATTCTTTTTTATTATCAGTTCTAAATAAATATATAGCAGAAGCATTACATCGAGCTGTTAAAAATAATTCATTATAACGCTGTGATAATATCCATATAGAACATCCCGCACACCCTTCTGAATCTGGATTAGTCATGCAGTGACGACGATTTAAAATAGCTTTCATCATATATTCTGATTTTTTAATACTCTTAATAACATCATCAAGTATTATAAGACAATTATTATTTTCTTGATCTTCTTTTTCACCATCAATAATATTTTCTAAAATTTCATCAGAATATTTATTAAATACTCTTTCCTCATTTAGATTTAATTTATTAAGAGGTAAAGATTGTAGTGATGCAGATATAAGATAAATTTTATCAAAATATTTATAATACCATCTTGGTTGTGTAGGATTTTTTTTAGTAGGATGAGAGCATAACATAGCAAGAAATAAAGATGATTTTCCAGACCCCGCTGAACCGACTATATATGAAAAACTATTCATAGCTTCTAATGGTTTATTTACTTTATAGGCACAATTAGAAGTATTATCTACATTTTGAGAGATTAAAGGAATATGTGATAATTTTTCATTTTCAATTATTTTCATTTAATATATAATAAGTTATAAGATTAAAAATTCAAAATTAAAATCTTAATTAAAATTATATAAAATGGAATCAAGTTTGCCGACAAGCATGAGATATGCCGTTACAGGAGCAGATGCTATACCTTCAAGAACTCGTCTTTCAAGATTCGATGCTACTTCAAGTGAATATTCTGCTAATTCTAATAATCAAATTCTTATTCCCTGTTCTGCCGATGGTTTTATATCTTCTGCCGAATCATATTTATTTATGAGAGTTGAATCGGAACACGCCACCGGTGGCGTAGCCCATTTAGAAGGAGACCTATCGTGCCTTATTGATAAAATAGAAATTCAGGTTCAGGGTTCAAGTGGTAAAGTTGAAACAATAGATAATTATAATACATATGCTCTTTTAGATTCAAGATATAATTCTGATTTATCTGATTCTACTTATAATCAAATTGTTAGTGGCGCTCACGACCCAGCATTAACTTACAATCCTAAAGGAATTGGTATGACAGTTGCTGGCGGTACTGGTGGCAACCCGGATCATACAATAGTCGCTGTTAAACTAAAAGCTGGTTTCCTTAATGGTTACTATGATAAAGCTTTACCTATGGGCTTGCCCCAGTTTACTATTATGCTCACATTAGCAAGTGCTACTGACGCTTTAATCAATACTGCTGTCGGTTCGACTAATGTTAATTATAAAGTATCACAGGTTCGCTGGTATGCCCCAGTTTTCCAAATTTTAGACGAAAATGTAATGGGAGCCTATACTCGTCAAATACAATCTTCTCCTACTATGTGGATAGGTCAATCAGTTTCGACTGTTGTTAATACAACCGCCGCAGGAGCCGCAAGAAGAACTTATCAATTGAACGCTTCATACAAATCCTTAAATGGTATGGTTTCTGTAATCAGAAATAACACAAATCTTAATAACAAAGAAAAAGCATCTATTGCTAATTCTACTATCATAGGCGCCACCGAATTCTTATACAGGATAGGAAGCAGTCAGTATCCACAGGACGCAATCGAGATAGGTTCAGTTTTAGCAACCGGAACTGGATTTAATTTATCTCGTGCTTATATTGAAGCCGTCAAGACATTCGCAAAACACGGTAAAATGCATGCTAAAAACACACAAGTAGATAGAGCCGCATTTGTAGCAAATCAAACCGATAATGCTCCTACCAGTTGTGGTGCCGGTGTTCTTGCTATCAACTTAAAACGCTACACAGACGATAGATTAGTAAATGTAGGTCTTAACACTGCTGGTTCAGGAGCTCCAAGCACATTAGAAGTCAATTTCGATGCTACGGCAGTCGCAGGACAAGTTAATACATTTTGCTTATACGATTGTGTATGGATAATGAATCCTAATGGATTAGTAGAACGTTCATTTTAGAAAAAAAATTATTAATTTCGTAATTGTATTTAAAATAAAATCTATGTATATAATATAATGGAAAGTAGTCCTGATTTTTGTAATATAGAACCAATAGACCAATCAAGAGATTATAGACAAGAACTATTTGATAGATATAAAGATTTTGAAGAAATAGATTATACAGGTATAGATGATTTTGTTGAAGATTCAGATAAAGTAAGTTTAATAAGATTTTGTAATGAAATGGTTGAAAAGGATTATGGAAAATTTCCACCTGTAATGACTGATATTTTAGTAAAAAAAATATATTATGATACTATTAAAAATTTAGATAAAGATGCATATTTAAAAGAAAAAGAAAGAGATAAAGAATTATCATTAGTAGATAAAGAGTTACTAAAAATAAAAGAAGAAAAAAGAATAATATTAATTGAAGACGAAATAAAAGAAGATTAAAAGATTATATATTTATTTTTTTTTGTATGTATAATATATATGTCTAATTTAAAGATTCTAAGATTGAATAATACTGGTTCTAATCCTAAATTATCATTAGTAGATAATAATAGTGGATTTAAATATGTTATAGATGAATCACTACGCAATAATGGTAGATGTGTTATTGAAGTAATAAGCGGTTGGTCTCAAATCACAAAACAAACATTAGCAGGTGGAAATGTAAATGCAACAGATAGAATACTTCCTAATAATATACCACAATTAGTAATAAGAAGTAATATCGCACAAGAAGGCGACGACACATTAACGGGTGGGAGCGGGATGATACTTGGGACAATGTCTCTAATAAATACAAATGGAACTCAATCAGAAACAACTAATTCAGGATATTTTAATCAAAATGGAAATTTAACCTTTTTATGTAATGAACTACCAAGTCAAATACATATTGAAAGATTATATTATAATGATAATAATGTTTTAGTAAATGCTGATAATTTAGCTGGAAATGAATTAGTCCCATGTGAAGTTGTTCTAAGCCTAAACTTTATTGATATGAAAGATTAATTTATAAATTATATATTAGAATAAAACATTTAAAAAATATCTTATATATATATATATATAAGAAAATGATTTGTTTTGAAGATAAAGAATATGGTATTCTCACATTAGTACATGTATACGAAGACTGGTATATTGAAATTTCGAATAGTTTTAGGACTTATTTTAAACTTAATAAAAATATAAATAAAGTTATAGAATATACATTCGACATACCTGATATTGTAAAAGCAAAAATAGATTATAAATATAAAAGGATAAGATAAATTATATATTAGAATAAAGCACTTAAAAAAATATCTTATATATATATATAGGAGAATGCCTAACATCAAAAAGTATGATTGGGTGACACCCGAAGAAATGAAAGAATGTAGAAGGAAATGTGATAGAGAAAATAAGTTTATAAAATTTTGGGCTAATACATATAATATTAAAATAGGTGTTGAAGATATTGAATTAGTAAAAAAATATAAATCAGAAATAAAAAAAATATTACCTATTTTAGAATTTATTAAAAATATAGAGTTAGTTAATGATTCTAATACACAAGTTATAAATTAGGTAAATAAAACTTATTAATATTTATAGATTTAAATTTATAATATCTGCAAGTTTTTTTTTTTAAGTTTTCACCTGTTAAACATTTACATAGAAATCTTATATGTGATGCTACTTTTTTATCTGTTTTCATCATATTACACCAATTAGAATTTCCTTTAAAAACTTTTTTTAGATTAGGTATATACTTTTTAATTATTTCTAAATTTTCATCACATTCAATCTCCGTTGCATCTTCACCATTAGGCAATAATTTTAAATTACTTCCAAAATAAAATTTATTACCATTTTCTTCGTGTATATTATATAATTTACTTATTAAATCCTTTAATAGATTAACACCTTCTTCCTTATTAGGACAATAACTATATGGGTTCATACTTATATATATACAATATATTTATTTTTTAAATACTTTATTTAACATACTTTTATATATATGAATTTTTGAAGCACATATAATTTTAGTATTAATTATTTATGTGTTATTTTCTCTGAGGTTGGATACGAAAAGCAGTTTATATATATAATATAATCTGCTTTTCGTATCCACTTTTCATAATTAATTATTATTTTATTATTAATATATATATATTATTTTATTATTAATATATATATATGGTTAAAAAGAAAACTAAATCAGTAGAAAGAGTTAAAAAGAAAAAAATAGAAGAAAAACCTATAATAGAAAATATACAAGTAAAACAACCTTTAAGCAAAGGAAGTCAAAACTTAAACAACCAAGTAGTTCAGGTTATATTTCCTGCTGATGTAGAATTAAGAAAAGTAAAAAAAAAGAAAAGAAAGAGAACACCTAAAAAAGATAATGAAAGAGAAGAATTATTAAATGAATTAAAAGAAAAATTAAATCAATATGATTCATTGCAAGAACAAGCACAACAAGCAAATATAAAAATACCAAGTGAATTAGGTTTATCTATAATAAATAAATCAGATTTAAAAACAAATGAAGATATAAAAACTTATATAAATGATATTGTAAAAAAAATAGGATTATTACAAGAATTAATTGAAAAAACAAAAACACCATCACCCAGTACAGGTTTATTACCACGTATCGGTAGTGGACTAATAGGATTACCAATTCAACCTATACAACCTATACAACCAGCACCTATACAACCTATTCAACCAGTTCAACCACAAATACCAATTCAACCAGCACCTGCACCAGTTCAACCAGTAGACGATAAACAAACAAGATTACAAAGATTAATTAAAGCCGCAGAAGATAGAATTAAAAAACAAGGGGGTGATATTCCTATTCAACCACCATCATCTACACCATCCCCTACTCCATCAGGATTACAAAAATTTAGTATTCCAAAAGACGGGATCACATTAGAAGTTCAAGCACCATCAGGGTGGGGTGATTTATATAATCTATATACTATGTATTCAAGAGCAACAGAACAACAAACATTAAACAATCAATTAGTAAAAGGTGTTTTCCATATTCCTTTACAAGAATATAATAGTTTAATGGATAGTAGAAACCAGTTTGTAGCAAAATATAATACATATTTAAGTAATTTAACACCAGCAGAAAAAGCATATTTAGAAGATTCTAATAATATAAATATTCATAGATTACATACTGAAATGCTTAATAATACAAAAATAGAACCAGCAGAATTAGCAAAAATATTATTTAAAGAAAGTAAAATACCATTTACAGAAATCACAGAAGGAAACGCTGAACCGATGATAGAAATGAAAATAGATGCTGGTGGAGAAAACATATTTAAAAAAGATGAAGATAAAAAACAATACAAAAAATATGAAAATGTTTATACACAATCTACTATGGATTTATTAAATATTCAAACATCGATAAAACAAGACCCTTCACCAAAAAATTTAAAAAAACAAGCAAATAAAGTTGAAAGGATAAATTCGAATATAAGTAATGCATATGAATTTTTAGATGGTATTGTGAAGGTAGCAGTTACACGTGAGAATAGCAAATTTTTAGAAAGAATTAATCAATCAAGACAACAAATAGCAAATTTACAAACACAACAACCATTAGTGAATCCTAATAACCCAATAGCACCTGAACCACTACAACCAGTTGAACCACCAGTTGAACCTGTTGATGCAGATATTCCTCCTCAAATGCCTTCAATTGCTCAGGCACGTGCAGAGTTAAGAAAATATAAAAATAAAATGCAACCACATTTCACAAATAAGATAAAAAAAGCAGTTGAAGTAGCATTAGGGAAAATTACATTACAAAAATTAGAAGCAACAAGATTAGAACCACAAACAACATTCGCTAAAAGGCAACGCGACGCACTATTACAAGAAATAAGAACAGCAGGGATTTAAGTGGATTTTAGAAGATTATATTATAATATATTATATATATAAACCGCTTTTCGTATCTAACCTCAGAGAAAATAAAACCAAATTAATAATTTAATTAATTTAGAAATAAAATGTTATATAAATATATAGATGCCTAAAAAGAAAACTAATCAGGAATTACTTTTAAAATATATAGAATCAATACAAGATAAAATAACAGATCAGACCAAAAAAACTTATACACAAATTAGTAATAATTTACCTTTTAATGTATTAACAACTCAACCAACAATTATAAAAAAATTAAATGATTTATATGAAAACCCTAATACAAAAGCATTATATCTCAACATGATTATATTAGTTAGACGAGATAATGATGAAGCCACGGATAAATTAATTAAATTTAGAAATTCATTAAGAGATGATATAATAAAAACTCGTAAAACTAAAATGAGTGAAATAAAAAATACATTACCCAGTTATTCAGATTTAGTATTAAAGTTAAATGAATTAAAAGGGATTAGATATATTATAAATTATTTATTAATTAATTATGGTTTAAGAAATAAAGATATTAATTTAAAATATGTTTCAACAGTACCAGAATCAAAAGATTCAGATGAAAATTATTTGATTGATAAAAAGAATAGAATTGTATTAGATATATCAGACTATAAAACAGATAAATCATTTGGAGATAAAACTATATATATTACCGATAAAAAATTTATACAAGAATTAAAAGATTTGAAATTAAAAGAAAATGAATATTTACTTAGTAAAAATAATGGCGATAAATTAAAACCATCATCGTTCGGTGAAAAAGTAATTAATTTATCAATAGACAAATTAGGTGAAGCCAAAATATTTAAGATAGTAATAAAATATCTATTAGATAAAAAAGACTTTAATAGAATAGAAGAATTAGTAAATACACGTGGGACTTCTATGGCTACAATATTAAAGAGTTATAATGTATATTCTAATAATGATAAAAGTTCAGATAATAAAGTAAAACAAATTAAAGAAGATATAAAAGAAGATTAAGTTAATAAGTAATCTAATAATTTTGGTGGAAGAGATTTTTTTTTTAATAAAAAGCACAAAACGAATTAATAACTTTATTATTTCATTATTATTCTGTTATATTGTCTTTTTTTCACTTCCAAATTAATAAAACTATTAATACAAACAAAAATACACAAAATAATTTAAATTATTTTGTAAAAAAACGGTGAATTAATAACTTTATTAATCCAAAAGATATTTTAACAGAATAATAATGAATTAATAATGTTATTAATTCGGTTTATCATTAATCAAAGACTAAAAGACAAGATTTTTCTACTCTTTTAAATTTTTTTCTGCATTTCACACATAAATTATCCTTTCTATTTCTATGGGGAGTATTACATTCAAAACATAATCTACATCTTCTACTGGGGATAAATTTATTAACACAATTCTCTCCTATTGATAATGTAAATACTCCGTCTGAAATCCAACAATTATTTTTTATACGATGACCACAGACACAAAAATTTTCGTGTTCAGGTTGTTCTTCATTATAATATCTTTTAAAATGATTTTGATGTACTCCAGATTCTCCACCGATATAAAACCATTTATTTTTTATATCTTCTATTGATAAGTTATATTTCTTTAAACCAGTTTGAAATCTTTTACTTAATTTATCATTAAGTTTTAATTCATTCTCCATATATATTTATGTAATATTTTATATTTTTTTTAAAAAAATGCGTTTATTTTTTTATATTATTATATTATATATATTATGTCCTTAATTGTTCCGAATTTACAAAATACAAACTATCCTAAAGCACATATATATAAATTATGTTGTAAAGATTTAGATATACCAGATATTTATATAGGTTCAACTATTAACTGGCGAAAAAGAAAATATAGACATAAAAATAATTGTAATAATGTATCAAATAAAGAACATAATTTGTATGTATATAAATTTATAAGAGAATTTGGTGGTTGGGAGAACTGGGAAATGATATTAATAGAAGAAGTTAATTGTAATAGTAAATTAGAATTACATAAAAAGGAACGACAACATATAGAAGCATTAAAGGCTACACTCAATATAGGGATTCCTGCAAGAACACAAGAAGAAAAAAAAATATACTATAAAAACTATAATGAAAAATATAGAAAAATAAATAGAGATTATATAAATAAATATAAAAAAGATTACTATTATAAAAATAAAGAAAGATTTCCTTTTGTTTATACTCCTGTAAAATGTAATTGCTGTAATGTAATAGTAGA